GCTAAGGCTTTGCTGTCACAGGGAAGTGCCCTGTTTAAGTATCTGGAGCAGAAGGGGACTTTTAAGGAGTTCGCTAAGCTGATCGCCATTGGCGTACTGGGCGGCTATGCTCTTGTTTGCCAAAACCCTGACGAGTTCAATCTCGCTAATTTGGAATCGCTGTGGTTGCATTCCACTTCAGGTATTACCACCCCCTCTTTGACGGCAGTCTCGAGGGTTATGTCCACTATGTACGACACCATAAGGGGCTACCAGGATGCCCCACCTGGCACTACCTTTTCCGCATTCATTCGCGATTGTGTCGACTACGACTCGCAGATAGCGTTTGCTAATAAGCTCCTCATTCAGTACGGTTCTTGGGGCATCCTTAACATTGAAGATCAGTGTTTGTGGAAGGAGCAAACAGTGCAGTTTATGCACTATGCCGAGTCCACCCTTGGCGCTAAGAAGTGTTGGTTCTCTGGTAAGGGCCTCTTCAGGGGGGTTCGCCGCCCCATACTCACCGTTTTTCAGACCCTGTATGAGAAACTTTCTATTGGCTTCACGGCCCTAAGCAACGGTGGTCCTCGGAAGGCCCCATTCTCGTTCGTGTTTCTTAGTGGGTCTTCGGTTGGCAAAACGTATATTCTGCAGTTGGTGCAGGAAATGCTTTTGACCAAGCACATGAACGTGCCGAAGTCCAAGCATACTGAAGCCGTTTTTGTTTGGAATGGTCAGACCGAGCACATGGATGGCCTTACCAATGGCAAGCTCATCATTGTTCTTGACGATGTCGCTGCTAAGCTCCCAAAGCTTTATGAGCCCGATGGCGGCGACCCGCAGATAGCGGGCGGCATTCAGATGATCAACAATGTCGCATGCCTTGCGAAGATGGCGGACTTGTCCGACAAGGGCAAGATTTTTATCACCCCGAATGTGGTAATGGCCACGTCCAACGTTCAGGGCTTAGGCCTGGCTAATACCTTCGTCTTCCCTGCGGTTATGCAGCGTAGGTTCAAGATTTTCGTCACCTGCACCCTTCGCAAGGAATTTTCTACTCTGGGGGGCACGCTGAATGAGAAGGCTGTGATTGATTGGAATACCAAGAACCCCGGGGTTGCCCCTAATGCTTGGAACTTCGTGGTCGAGGTTGTCAAGATCAGGAATGACAACGATAATGGCAAGTTCAAGATAGTCACCGAGTCCGAGCATTTGGACATTATGGACACCAGGGCCTTCATGAAGTGGCTCTCGAAGTCCTACGTTGAGCACATGGTTGGCCAGACAGC